ATCGGGCTCACCGCGGGTCGAGGAAGGAAGGCGGCGTAGCCATGCCCTACCCGAACGAGCACGCGGCGCGGCTGAGGGACCCCAAGCGGTACGAGCGCTTCCGGAGGGAGAACAACAAGTTCGGCGCCGGCGTACACGCCATCTGGGGCATCCGCCAAGGGAAGGTCGAGCTGCAGGCGATCCGGTTCCAGGCTTCGAAGTGGACGGTCGCCAGGGCGAGGAAGTGGCTCAAGGACCACAACTACAAGCCGATCCTCTTCGAGGAGGCCTCGGGCAAGGGGAAGCAGCGCGAGGCCCGCGTCTTCCGGGGCGCGGCGGGCGGGGGCGAGCTGCGGACGGCGCAGTTCGAGGGGAGGAAGCACCTCGTCGTCCCCGTGGTCGCGCTCGTCGAAGGCGTCATCCACGCGGCCAACTCCGAGACGCCCGAGCTGGTCCTGGCGGAGGAGTTCGCGCGAGCCCCCGTCGCCTGGAACGGGCGCCCCGTCATGTACGACCACCCCCAGGTCGACGGCGAGCACGTCCCCGCCAACTCGCCCCGCGTGCTGGAGGCCCTCCGGCTGGGCTACGTGTTCAACGCGCGCCTGGACGCCGACCGGCTGCGGGTCGAGGCGTGGGTCGACCCCGAGCGGGCCAGGGAGGTCGGCGAGGGGGCGGCGCGGCTCGTCCACGCGATCGAGGCGGGCGAGACGGTGGAGGTCTCGGTCGGCGTCATCGTGGAGGCGGAGCCCGTGTCGGGCGAGCGGAACGGGCAGCACTACGACGCCGTGTGGCGGGAGGTCATCCCGGACCACGTCGCCCTGCTCCCGGAGGGGAAGGTCGGCGCGTGCTCGGTCGACATGGGCTGCGGCGCCTCGCGCGCGGCCGCGACGGGAGGAGGCGAGGGAGACATGACGCGGTCCGGATTCCTGGCGAAGCTGAAGGAGACGTTCGAGTCGGCCGTCCGCTCCGTCGTCGCGGATGCCCCGCCCGACGTGGAGGAGCAGGAGCGGCTCGTCGAGCGCGCCGCGCGCCTCGGGGTCCCGTGGGAGAGGACGGAAGCCCTCCTGCGTCCCCTGGCCGACGACGGGACGAGCGACGTGGAGCTGCGCCGCGCCCTGGAGGACGCGCTTCACTCGACCGAGCCCGCGTTCCTGGGGGTCGTCGAGGTCTACCCCGACGCCGCCAAGGTCATCTACGCGGTGTCCCCCGAGGGCGACGTGAAGTTCTACCGCCGGGGGTACGAGCTGGCGGCGGACGGCGCCGTGACGCTGAAGGACGACGCCGAGGAGGGACGCTGGACCCAGACGTTCGAGCTGATCACAGCCTCGGCCGCTCCTGTTGGGCGCGACGGCCAGGCCTCGACCACCGCGCCCGCCTCCGAAGGAGGAATCTCGATGGACAAGAAGCAGAAGGTCGCCGCGATCATCGCGTCCGGGAAGACCTGCTTCGTGGCCGCGGACGCCGCGGTCCTGGAGCAGCTGCCGGACGAGAGGATCACGGCGTTGGAGGCGCACGTCGCCGCGCAGGCCGCGACGCCGCCCGCAGCCGAGGCCAAGCCGCCGGAGGAGCCCCCGAAGGAGGAGCAGCCGAAGGCCGAGGCCGAGCCGCTCACGGAGGAGAAGGTCCTCGCGGCCTTCCCCGACCTCAAGAAGATCGTGGACGACCACCGCACCACCGCGACGAACCGCAAGGCCGCGCTCGTCGCGCAGCTGAAGGACGCGGCCAAGGCGGCGTACACCGAGGATGAGCTGAAGGCGATGCCCGTCGAGCAGCTGGAGAAGATCGCCGCGCTCACCTCGAAGCCCAAGGCGGACTTCGCTCCCCTCGCTCCGCGTGAGGGCGGGGAGGAGAGGCCGCAGTCGTCGGACGAGCTGCGCGCGGCCATGCGCGAGCGGCTGAAGGTCGTCCGGCCCGCGTAGTCCGGCGCGGTCTGGGTCTGGAGTGTGTGGGGCGCCGGCGCTGAGCCGCGCCACGGAAAGGGAGAGGAGACGAGAGAATGGCACTGCACAAGATCGCGCTCCGCGGCGACCCCAAGGTCTCCGAGGAGTTCATCGCCACCGAGGCGATCACGCCCGGGCACCTGCTCGAGCTGGACGCCACGGGGGTCAAGAAGAACACCGACGACGCGGCGAACGTCGCCGCCGCCTTCGCGCTGGAGAGGAGCGAGCTCGGAAAGACCATCGACGACGCCTACGCCTCGGGCGACATCGTCAAGATGGGGGTGTTCGCGCCGGGCGACCACGTCTACGCGCTGCTCGCGTCCGGGCAGAACGTGGCCCGGGGCGCCTACCTCACCGGGACGACCGCGGGGCTGCTCACGGCCGCGAGCGTCGCGGCGGGCATCCGCATCGCGCGCGCGTGGGAGGCCGTGAACACCTCGGGGTCGGCCCCGGTCGCCGGGACGCGGATCCACGTCGAGATCGTCTAGCGGCTGGGGAAGGCCAGCGCTAGGGCAGCACCACCAACCCCAACCGACAGACAGGAGGAAGAGACATGCAGAAGCACAGCTCCGACGCGGCCACCGAACCGGGGCGCGTCGTCATGAACGGAGCCTCCGGCCGCTGGGCCGGCGAGCGGCTCCTGAAGGCCATGCAGGAGGGGAGGCCGATCTCCCCCGCCGAGCTGCGCTCGCTCGACAGCCTGCGGAAGGACGAGTGGAAGGTCATCGACGACGCGCTCATCGCCGAGGGGGCCATGCGGCTCCGCCTCATCGCGGACCTCCAGGCGGCGGGCCTCACCATCCCCGTCTCCGGCGCGATGGGGAAGACGCTGTTCGAGTACGAGAAGATCTCGGACGTCAACGACGCGATCACCTCGCTGAGCGGCGTCGACCGGACCGACGACGACCAGCCGGACTTCACGCTCGACTCGACGCCCCTGCCGATCACCCACAAGGACTGGAACTTCAACCTCCGGCACCTCGTCGCGTCGAGGAACCGGGGCGAGGGGCTCGACGTCACCCAGGCCCGGGTCGCGGGTCGCAAGGTCGCCGAGCGGCTGGAGTACATCGCGTTCAACGGCGGGCCGACCTACGGCGGCAAGGCCATCTACGGCCTCGTCAACCACCCTGACCGCAACGTCGTGGACTTCGAGACCAACTACGAGTGGACCCACGCGTCGAAGACCGGGGCCGGCATCGTGACCGACGTCCAGAACATGCAGAAGGCCCTCGTCAACGACCGCTTCTACGGGCCGTACAAGCTCTACGTCCCGAGCCTCTACGCCCCGGAGCTGGACAAGGACTACAAGGCGACGAGCGACATCACGGTCCGCGATCGGATCCTCAAGCTGGACGGCATCCAGTCGATCACCACGTGCGACCAGCTCCCGGCGAACAACGTCGTCATGTTCCAGGCCTCGGTCGACGTGATGGCGCTGCTCGACGGCGAGCCCCTCCAGTCGGTCCAGTGGGACATCGAGGGCGGGTTCGTCATCAAGTTCAAGGCGTTCGCCATCCAGATCCCGCTCGTCCGCTCGACGAGCGCGACGAAGGCCAACACCACGTACTCCGTGGGCGGCTCCGCCACGACGAAGAAGTGCGGCGTCGTCCACCTGAGCCAGCTCTCGTAGCCGGGCGGCTGCTGGGACGTTCCCCCAGCTGATCGCCCCGGGGCGTGGACGCACCGGCCCGCATGGCGGTGGCCCCGGGTCCGGCTGCGAGAAGGGAGGGCGAGGATGGCGCTCATCACCACGCCGGGCGCAGTCGACGCCGACAGCTACGCCAGCTTGGTGGAGGCGGACGCGTACCACGCTGCGCACCTCTGGGCCACTACCTGGGACGCCGCCTCCGTCGATCGCAAGGAGGCGGCGCTCCGCATGGCCACGCGGCTCCTCGACCGCATGCCCCGCGCGTGGACGGGGGCAGTGGAGACGGAGACGCAGGGCCTGCGCTGGCCCAGGTCGGGCATGCTCACGCGCGACGGCTACGAGATCGCCGCCGGGACGATCCCGCCAGATCTGAAGGACGCGGAGGCGGAGTTCGCCCGCCAGCTCCTCGCGGAGGACCGGACCGAGGACAACTCCGCCCTAGCCTCCGACCTCCAGTCACTGAAGGCGGGTCCCGTCACACTGACCTTCGCCCGAAAGGACGGCGAGCGGCTCGCCCTGGAGCGGCGGGACTCGCTGGAGGCCATGGTCCCCGAGGCCGTCATCGGCCTGCTTGTCCCATCCTGGCTGCTCGACGTGCGGGAGGAGGACGAGGACTGGACGGGCTTCGTCTTCGAGGCGGACTGACCCATGCCCGGCAAGGACGCCGGCACCCTGCGGATCACCTTCAACGAGGCCGAGGTCCGCGCGTGGGTCGAGAGGACGCTCGCGCAGCGGACGGAACGGGAGGCGCGGGCGGAGCCGTGGGAGGTGGAGGTCCTCGGCCAGGACGAGCGTATGATCGCGCTCGACCCGGAGGAGCAGGAGGAGGGCGAGGACGTGAGGGGGGATGATGGCGCTCGATAGCACCGTCCGCAAGGGGGTCGCCCTGGCGCACAAGCTGACGAGGTCGCTGCAGGAGGACGTGACGCACACGGCCTGGATCGGGCAGGACGGCTTCGGGGCGCCCGAGTGGGCGCCGGACCGCCAGCGGAAGGCCCTCGTCGAGCGCCACCTCCGGCGGAAGATCTTCGTGGACGGCGTGCCCGTCGAGGTCCAGACGAAGCTGACCTTCCTGGAGCCCGTGGAGCCGAACGGGGCGCCGGACCGCATCGAGCCGCTCGACCCCAAGGACAAGATCGTGCTGTTCGACGGCGAGACCGGCCCGATCTACCTGGAGGACGGCATGCATGACCCGAAGACTGGCCAGCCCTACCTGCTTGAGGTCTACCTCGGGGTGTCGCGATGAGGCTCTCGATCCTATGCGTCACGAGCGCGCGCCCCGCGGTGCTCCCCTGCATTGATGCGCACTACGACCTATTGAACTCCTGCCGGAACGCGGAGTTCGTCCTCGCGGCGGACGGGGACGAGGCGCGGAGGACCCTGGCGCGCTACGAGCGCGACCGCGTGACCGTGGCCCAGGTGCGGTCGGCAGGCTTCATCGAGAGCGCACTGGAGGAGGCGCTGGGCCACTGCCAGGGCGAGTACGTCCTGCGCCTGGACGACGACGAGCGGCCGAGCTTCCCGCTCGCGTGGTGGCTGGGGGGCGAGCGCTACCGCGTCTCGGACCACTGGAAGTTCCCGCGCGCCTACATGTGGGGCGACGACGCCCACTTCCTCGACGCCGCGCCCTTCTGGCCCGACTGGCAGACGCGACTCAGCGTCCGCGCCAAGGCGGGCGGGCGGACGATGGTCCACGCGGGGAGTCCCTTCGGTGGCGGGACCGAGGCGCCGGTCGCGATCGAGCACTACAAGTTCCTCGTGCAGTCACTCGCGGAGCGGGAGGCGCTCGTCGCCCACTACGACTCGATCCAGCCCGGGGCGGGGACCCGCTTCCGCAGCTTCTACATCCCCGAGGAGGCGCCGAGCCTCAGCGTGGCGCCGTGGGACGGGGGGGTCGCGCGGCTCGTCGATGCGGCCTACGACAACGCGCTGGCGCACGGCTTCCCGATGGCGCAGTACCGCGACGAGATCACGGGCGCGGCCCGCTGGCTGCTCGGGCAGGCGCCGCTGCGGCGCGTGCTGGAGATCGGGACGCATCAGGGCGGGACCGCGGCGTTCTGGTGCGAGCTGGCCGACCACGTCATCTCGGTGGACCTCCCGGACGGGCCCTTCGGTGGGCTCGACAAGGGCGCGGCCGAGGTGAGGAACGCCCGGCTCCTCCGCACGTACGCGAACTACGCCCGCTTCACCGGGATCCTCGGGGACTCGCGCGCGAGCTCCACCCTGCACCTCGTCGAGCACGCGCTCGACGGCGAGAAGCTCGATCTGCTCTTCATTGACGGCGACCACCGGTACGAGGGGGTCAAGGGGGACCTGGCACTTTACCGGCGCTTCGTGCGGCCCGGCGGGGTCGTCCTCTTCCATGACATCGTCGACACGCCGTTCATCCGCGAGCAGGGGGCCGAGGTCTACAAGCTCTGGCCCGAGCTGCGCGGCGACAAGAGGGAGTTCCGCGTGGCGGGCGGGGACTTCGGCGGCCTGGGGGCGCTCACCCTATGAGCACCTTGATCTTGATGCCGCTCCTCCACCACCGCCTCGCCTGCCGGCTCACGGGCTGCCTCCACTGTGCCCGCTGCGACCTCGGCCCGCAGCCGGTGCTCATCTACGCGTGGACGAGCGACGGGACGGACACGGCCGAGGATCGGACCAAGGGTGAGGGCCTCTGCCCTCACTGCGCGGGGTTCTCATGAAGGCGTTCCAGCACGTCTACGAGATCCTCGCGGAGCTGGCGCCGCGCGCCAACTCCTACCTCGGCGTCGGGGTGCAGGAGGGGCTCTGCGTCGCGAGCGTCGTGCGCGCGAACCCGCAGATCGACCTCGTCCTGTGCGACACGTGGGGGCCGGAGCACGGTGGGACGAACCGCGGCTCCCACGACCACGTCGCGAAGATGCTCCGCAGGGAGGGCCACCTCGGAACAGTCCGCTTCCTCGACGGCGACTCTCACGTCCTGCTACCGACTCTCCCGCTGGGCGAGCGGTTCGACCTCTCGTACGTGGACGGCGACCACACGGAGGGTGGGGCCTACGCGGACCTCATGAGCGTCTGGGCGCGGACGCGCTGGGCGATGATCGCGCACGACATGAGCGACGCGCGCGTCCTCGCCGCCTACGTGCGCCTCCTCACCAACGTGCGGGAGGGGTACGCCACGCTCCACGTGGCCGAGGGGCCGGGGCAGAGCACCGTCGTCCTCTACAGGGGAGCTGCGCGATGATCCACCTCCCCCACCTGGAGACCGACGTCACGGTGGCCTGTCAGCTGTCGTGCGTCGCGTGCAACCACCACGTCGCGCTCTACCGCGGGGCGGGCCAGGTCTGGCAGAGCGAGCCGCGCCAAGTCGAGCGGGACCTCGGGCTCCTCTCGCGCATCGCGCACGCCGACGCGTGGGCCGCGATCGGGGGCGAGCCCCTCCTCCACCGGCAGCTGCTCGACATCCTGCACGTCGCGCGGGCCTCGGGCGTGGCGGACCGCGTCGAGGTCTGGACGAACGGCCTCAAGCTCGCGGAGCAGCCGAGGGAGTTCTGGCGCAGCCTCGACGTGCTCGTCCTCTCCGCCTACCCCGGGCACGCGAGCGATGCGGGGGTCGCGTGGGCGCGGGCGCGCTGCGCGGACGAGGGCGTCGACTTCCAGCTCAAGGACGAGCGCAACCGGCCCAACTTCCGGACCCTCTTCGAGCCGCAGCCGACGGACGCCGAGGAGACGCGGGCGAAGTTCCGGGGCTGCTTCTTCCGATCCTACAGCCGCGTGGTCGACCGCGGCTACTTCTTCACGTGCTGCTGCGCGCCCCATATGCCCGGCCTCATCCAGGGCCGGCCGTTCGGGACGGACGGCGTGGCCATCGAGCTGCTGACTGAGGAGGGGCTTCGCGCCTACCTGGACCGCACCGAGCCACTCGCCGCGTGCAGAGTGTGCGCCGGGCGTGACACGGCACTGCCGATTGTCTGGCGAGAGGAGCGGGACCCGGTGCGCTGGGTCGTCGCGAGTGCGGGAGGCACACCGTGAGGGTCTTCCTGGAGGTCGTGCCCCACAACCTCAGCGTCGCCATGCACCGCGTCGCGCAGGCGCTGCGAGTGCGTGCACCGAAAGGGGTCCAGATCGTCCGCACACCGCAGGACGTGGACCTCCAGGTGCTCCATGCCATCGGGCCGGACGCAATCGAGAACGTCGTGGCCCCACGTGTCGCCGTCATCCAGTACTGCCTCCACACGGCGCACGGCCCCGCCTCGTGGACTACGCTCTGGCGCCGCGCCGAGCTGACGTGGAGCTACTTCGACCTGCGGGACCTGCTCCCGGCGGGCGCCCGCTTCTACCTCGCCCCGCTCGGCGTGGACCCCGTGTTCCGGGGGAACGGTGCCGCGCGCTACGTCGGGGTCGTCACCTCGGGCTACGACTCCGGCCCGCAGGCCGAGGCGATCGAGGAGGTAGCCGACGCGGCGCTGCGCGCCGAGCTGAGCGTCTACCATGTGGGCCCCGAGGAGGTGGCGGGGATGGCCCCGCGCCACGAGCGGACGTGGCAGTCGGGCCAGAGCATCGCGGACGAGGACCTCGCCCGCATCTACGGCTGCGCGCGCTGGGTCTCGGGTCTGCGGCGGGTCGAGGGCTTCGAGCTGCCCGTGATCGAGGGGCTCGCATGCGGGGCGCGGCCGATCGTCTTCGACCGCCCGGACATGCGGCGGTGGTACGAGGGGCACGCCGTCTTCGTCCCGGAGTGCGCGGGGCCGGAGCTCGTGGAGCGGCTCGTCGCCGTCTTCGACGCACTCCCGGAGCCCGTGAGCCTCGGGGAGCGGCGGGCAGTGCTCGCCAAGTTCGACTGGGGCGTGATCGCCGGTGAGTTCTGGCGTCAGGTGTTGGAGAGATAGGAGGGGTGTCGTGGAACTGCTACTCGGGTGTGGTGAGGCGAGGGACAAGCGGATCTTCGCGCCGGGCCGGCCGAAGGACTGGACGGACCTGCGCACGGTCGACTATCTGGAGGCGCACAAGCCGGACGTCGTCTGGAACCTCAACGACGTCCCATGGCCGTTCGAGGACGACACGTTCGAGGAGGTGCACGCCTACGAGCTGCTGGAGCACCTCGGGAGTCTCGGCGATGACCGCGCCTTCTTCGCCCACTTCTACGAGATCTGGCGGATCCTCAAGCCGCTCGGGAACCTGTGCGCCACGGTCCCGGGGTGGAACGACCGCTGGGCCTTCGGCGACCCGGGCCACCGGCGCGTGATTAGCGCCGAGTCCCTCGTCTTCCTCGACCAAGCCGAGTACGGGAAGCAGGTCGACGACCCCGAGCGCCGGACCGCGATGAGCGACTACCGCAACCTCTGGAAGGGCGACTTCATCCGCGTCGGGCAGCAGTCGCGCCTGGATCCGGTGACCGGATACACGACCTTCATCTTCGTGCTGGAGGCGCAGAAGCCGGCGTACCTGAACCTCGAGCAGAGGGTCCGGCGATGACGGCGCGCTGTGGGCGGATCGCGCTCATCTGGAGCGGCGCCGCGATCAACAACGCCGTTCGGGCGAGGGCCGTGCGATGAGTACCCGGGCCGAGCGGTTCGAGGGAGAGCTGGTCTGCCTGCGCTTGGAGGTGAACAAGCTCGCTTCCAAGGCCCAGGACTACGTCGCCATGTGGAAGGAGGAGCGCGAGACAAACGACAAGCTCATGGCGGCGGGCGATGCCGTCGTAGCGATGGGCGAGGGCCTCGGAGCACAGCTGGAGGGCTTCAACAAGCGCGCCGGCATGGGTTGGCGCCGCGCAGCCGAGCGGTGGGAGAAGGCGAAGGCCCGGCGCGTGAGGCACAGGTAGCTCCATGCTCCAGCTTCAGATTGAGACCATCGCGGCCTGCAACGCGCGGTGCGTCTTCTGCACCTACCCGACGATGCGCCGGGCGCGCGGCCGCATGACCGACGAGGTCTACTCGAAGGTGCTGACCGACGCCGTGGACCTATCCATGTTCATCGGGCGGATCTATCTCCAGGGGCTCGGCGAGCCGCTCATGGACAAGGCGATCGCGGAGCGGGTCTTCCTCGCACGACAGGTGCTGCCGCAGGTCCCCGTCAGTCTCTACACGAACGGCTCCGGCCTCGACGCGGCCACCATCGCGCAGCTCGCGGGCGCCGGGCTCTCAGAGCTCGTCGTCTCCCTCACAGGGACGACGAAGGAGCAGCGCGAGGGCGCGATGGGGCTCTCGGACTTCGACGAGGTCGTCCGCTGGACGGACCACGCCCGCCGACTCATCCCGACGCGCGTCAAGCTGATCCTCTCGCGCGACCTGATCGAGGACCCGAACCTCGACACCGAGCGGTTCCGCGAGCGGTGGGGCTCGGACGCGATGATCACGTACGAGGGCAACTGGGCGGGCGAGCTGACGAAGTTTAGGGGTGCGCCCCACAAGGAGGCGTGTCACCGCGCGATGGAGCAGCTCATGGTCCTCTGGAACGGGGACGTCGCCCTGTGCTGCTTCGACGGCGAGGGCGAGATGACGTTCGGCAACGTCAAGGACCAGACGCTGCGCGAGATCTGGGAGAGCCCCGAGCGTACGCGCGTGCGCGAGCTGCACCGCGCCGGGCGCCGGGCCGAGGTGCCGCTCTGCAAGGGGTGCACGGGGATATGAACACCATCAACGTGCTCGACGTCGTCCGCGCGTTCCAGCGCGTGCTGTTTGGCCCAGTCGCCCCGGCGCCCGACCCCGAGAGCATGCCCGACCCCGTTGCGTGGCCGATCACCTACGCGCAGTGGCCCAAGGACCGGCCGCTCCCGACGGCCGAGCAGTGGGCCGAGGCCGTGCGCCGCTTCCGTGAGGAGAACGAACGCGAGCGGGAGGACCGCAAGCGCCGGGGCATGTTCTACGGGGGCGACTGCGGCTACTCGCTCGGCTTCGACATGGCGACCTGCGCGAGGGAACTGTGGTGGCACTTCTTCTTCCCAGAGGAGGACCTGCGAGAAGGCCTCTGGCGGCGTGTTCTCGATCAAGGAGGGAAGCCGTGAAGGTAGCGTTCGCCTGCCCGAGCTACGGGCCCATCGACCCCGAGGTCGCCCACTCGCAGCGGTTCGCGATCATGACCGCCTGGAGGAACGGCATCGAGGTGCGGAGTGACATCTTCGTGGACCGCGCCGGCTGGGACGTCGCGCGGAACATCGTGGCGCAGACCGGCGCCGAGCGGCTGGACGAGAGCTTCGACGGCGTCTTCTGGGCAGACGCGGACACGGTCCTCCCGGCGAACGCCATCGTGGACGTCGTGGCCCCCGGGGTCGACGTCTGCACCGGGGTCTACTACGCGAGGCACCCGCCGTACGAGCCTCGCCTCTACATCTTCGATGAGGACGCGAAGGCGTGGCGCCGGATCCTGAGCTGGCCCGAGCATGAGCTCTTCCCGATCCATGGCTGCGGCTTCGGCTGTATCTACACGTCCCGCCAGGCGCTCACGCTGACGCAGCAGGTCGACTTCACGCGGCCGGTCGGGGAGCAGGTCTACTGGTTCCGGACGGGACAGTTCTCCGAGGACCTGACGTGGTGCGTTCAGGCGCGGAAGGCGGGCTTCATCCTGTGGTGCAACCCGGACGTGGTGCCGGACCACCTGGGCGAGACGGTCAAGATCGGGCGCAAGCAGTACGAGGAGTACGCCAAGGAGCACGGGACCGCGGTCATCCCGTCGGCGATGACGCTCCAGAGGAGGGAGGACGGGACGTTCGACATGGTCGTCGTGCAGAACCTCGACGTGACGGAGGGAGCCAAGGCATGAGCGAAGAGGACCAGAAGGTCGAGGACGCGGATGCGGCCTCGGAGCCCGCGCCGCCGGCCCAGGAAGAGAACGCCGAGCAGAGGCCGACGTACTCGATCGTACTGCAGGAGAGGATCCGGGCCAGAGGAGTCCCGTCGTAGCAGTCCCTCGTCCTGCGGGAGTTGAAACCCTGCGGATGACAAACCCATCCGCGTAACACTGAGGACAGAGCGCAATGGAAAAGCAAGCGAGACAGGACGGTGCGGATCGCTTCAGCCTGCGCGGGTGGACGCACTGGGAGCACATCCGCGACGGCAAGGTGATCGAGGTTCGGGACGTGCCGAACGCGATCGTGAACGACGGGAAGGCCAACGTGGCGTACCTGCTCGGCTCGGCGGCATCGGGGACATACCAGCCCTTCACGTACATCGCCATCGGGACGGGCACGGCCGCGGCCACCGCGACGGACACGAGCCTCTCGACCGAGGCGACCACGGCTGGCGCCGGCCGCGCGGCGGGGACGGTGTCGCGCGTGACCACGACGGTCGCGAACGACACCATGCAGGTGACGAAGACGTTCACCTTCACCACCGGCGGCACCTTCGCCATCACGGAGTCCGGGGTCTTCTCCTCGAACACCGGGGCGCCGATGCTCTGCCGGCAGACGTTCGCGGCGATCAACGTGGTCTCGGGCGACACGCTCGCGGTCACGTGGAAGGTCGCGGTTTCGTAGGAGTGAACCTGGAGAGGCGGGGGCCTCCACGAGCCCTCGCCTCCCTCGGGGAAAGAGCAGATGGCTGAGTGGCGGCTGCGGCCGGAGCCGGTTGGAGGAGGAGGCGGGAACGGCGGTATGGCCTCCCCTCCCCCGGAGCCGCAGAACACGTCGAGCACGGCCCTCGTCGCGGCGCTCGTGGCCGCCGGATACTCGGTCGTCGAGCTGGACACGGCAGCCAAGATCGCGGCGGCCGCCAGGGGGACCGCGCCCTACGACACGGACGCGAACGACGTCGTCTACCTCATCAAGAACGGGACCTACACCTACGGCACGAGCTACATGCTCCAGGTGGACAAGGGCGGGCTGTCCGCCGCCCGCAAGCGGTACTTCATCGGCGAGACGCGCCACGGGGTCGTGATCGGGTCGAAGGCCGTCATCGAGTCCGACTACATCGTCGTCCAGAACATGAAGTGGGACATGTCCTCCTACGACCAGGGAGGCACCTACAGCACCATCACGACCACGGCCGCCGAGATCGAGATCCGGGACGTGACGATGGTCTCGACCTACCCCAACGGCTGCAAGCAGGGAGGAGGGATCGAGGTCCAGGCCCCGACGACGAACCTCGTCATCGACAACTGCGTGATCGATGGATACGGGGGAGCGGGCACGGGGAACGGCTCGATGGATCACGGTCTGTACGTCGGGGCCGTCAACGGGATGACGGTGACGAACACGATCATCCGGAACAACGCGAGCAGGGGCGTCCAGCTCTACACGTCGGGTGGGGACTACGGGGTGATCAACAACCTGACGATCCGGAACTGCTGGATCTATGGGAACGGAACCCACGTCACGAACCCAGACTACGTCTACCGGGACAACATCCTGGTCTCGGATCAGGCGGCGACCACCTCCATCAGCAACGTCCTCATCGAGGAGTGCTTCCTGTGGGACGGCTACTACTCCGGCTTCCGGACGGCCGGGGCCTCGGAGACGAACATCACCGTTCGCTACTGCACGTTCCACGACAACGGACTCAGGGTCGGGGTCGATGGGTACGACGGGAATCCCTCGGAGATCAACTTCGACGGCACTGGCTGCGGCAATGACACTGAGATCACGAAGTGCATCTTCGACGTTGGGGTCGACCTGACGAACCTCCCGGGTGACGATCCCTCGGCGCGTGGCTTCTCCATCGACGACAACGTCGTGAACGGCTCCGTGCCGGGCACGCCGAACTGGGTCACTAACGTCGTGGTCGAGGACCCGCAGTTCGTCAACGCCGACGGGAACAACTTCCACACCCAGAACCCGGACGTGGCGGCCTACGGAGTGTACGGGAGCTAGGAGCATGGCGATCCAGAAGGTCAAGGACACGGGAGCGCAGAGCGGCGAGACGAACACGGCCCTGCCCCTTCCCTTCACCGGGGACGTGACCGAGGGGAACCTGATCGTCGTCCTCGCCTCCCGGCGGGACAACGACACGAGCCCGCCGTTCGCCGTCTCAGATCTCACCAAGACGGCTGGGACCTGCACCCTCGGGACGATCGCGGTCGACGTGGATGGCGACACGAAGGCCGGGATCTTCTCGATCCCGGTGGAGGGTACCGGGACCCTGACCCTCCAGCTCAAGGCCTACCTCAACGGCTCCTGGCACGCCATGGCGCTCGAGTACAGCGGGGTCGACGTCAGCGGCACGCGGCTCGAAGACTCGGCGACCGGCGCCGGGACCACGAGCGATCCGAGCACCTCGACGACGGGGGACTCGGCGGGAGCGGCACTCTTCCTGGCGATCGTCTCGGTGACCACGACGAACGACGTCACCATCACCCCGGACGCCGCGTGGACCCAGCTCTTCGAGTTCGAGATCGGTAGCGACTACGCGAAGATCACCAACGCAATTGAGCGGATCGTCAGCGATGCGACATCCGACTATGCGAACTGGACGGCGACGTTGGAGTGGGAGTGGGGCGCGGCCCTGGCGGTGTACAAGGCGGCGGCTGGCGAGGTGGCGCGGAATCCTGTCCCGATGGGCTTCGTGGTGGAGTGATGGCAGAAGAAGTGGTCAACACGGCCGTGAAGGTCCTCGCGGGTCTCCCGACGTACGACGGGACCCGCTGGAACTCCATCGCCGTCGGCTCACTGTTCACGTCGAACATCGACACGTTCGAGGTCGCGAGTTCCCTCCTGACGAGCGCCTTTAACCGCTGCTGGGCCGAGGCGCTGAACCGGCGCGGAGACCCGACGAAGGGTGGAATCACACACTTCCTCCTCCTCCACGCGGACGTCGTCCCGAAGGACTTCGACTGGTTCCAGCAGCTTTGGGAGGAGTTCGAGAAGAACCGGTGCAAGGTCCTCTCCGTCGCCATCCCGATCAAGAACGAGCTGGGTCTGACCTCGATCGGCATGGTGACAGAGAACGCGTGGCGCTCGCGTCGGCTGACGGTGACGGAGATCCTCGACATGCCCGTCACCTGGACGTCGCCGGATGTGCTGGTGAACACCGGGATGCTGCTCATCGACTTCCGGGAGCCGTGGGTCGAGCGGGTGTGCTTCACGATCAAGGACATGATCCACAAGCCCAACGGCAAGTGGGTTGCGGAGGTGCAGTCGGAGGACTGGTACTGGTCGAGGCAGGTCAAGGAGCTGGGGGTCGACCTCTGGGTGACGCGCCGCGTGGCCCTCCAGCATCTGGGACGCGGCTCCTGGCGGAACGATGTCCGCTGGGGCAAGCCCACCGACCCGGGAGCGATCGGGCAAGAGTAGATCATGGCTCTCTCGTGGGACAACGCCGGCAGCGTCGTTTCGTCGTCCACCGGCAACATGCAGTGGAGCCATACGGGCGCTGCGTCCGGAGTCCGGGGAGTCATCGTCTCGATCGTCCAGATCCTCCAGACGAACGACCAGGTCGTGGGCGTCACCTACGGTTCGCTCGGGCTGACGCGCGTCGCTGGGGCGACGGTCTTTCGTGGAGGCACGGAGCCAGGGTCGGTCTACACGTACGTCGGAACGTCCGGGGTCCCTCAGGGCACGCAGACCGTTACGGTGACGGTCGCGCTGGGCGGCTCGATCAAGAAGGCGCGCTGCTTCACGATCCTCGCCGACTCGGACCTCCGGGTCGAAGACGCGAACACGCTCAGCACGTCGAACACGGGTGGGTCGACGGCCTCCGTTACAGTCACCTCGCGTGAGGGCATCGCGGCGCTCGCGGTTGGCGCGCTCCACAGCAGCGTCAACACCGTAGGGGGCATGTCGGCGGGAGCCGGGACGTCGGAGACCGAGGAGATCGACCTCGGAAACCAGTGTGCGAGCTTCACGCGGCTGACGAGCCCGTCGAGCGGCGGCGGCATCAACTACAGCTGGGGAGTCAACCTAAACAGCGCGGCCGGCATCGGCGTAGTCGCTCTCGTCGAGACGGCGCAAGAGGTCGAGCTGACGGAAGGGCTCGTCCTCACGGACGAGATGTTCTGGCCGAAGGTGACGTGCACGGAGAGCCTGTCTCTCGCGCACAACGTCCTCCGCCTCGCCGGCATCATCCTGCTAGAGGCTCTCACGCTCACGGACCCGACCGTGGCTGCGGAGAAGACGGGCGGGGAGAAGAAGTTCGATGGGTCGGAGACTGCCGCGCTCGCCGACACCGTCGCTCGGCAGGTCAACTGGCAGCGGACGCTGACCGAGGGGGTCACGCTCGCGGACGTGCCGCAGCTGGGTGCGGCAAGGGAGATCGCGCAGGCGCTCACCCTGGCGGACACGTTCACGCGACAGGCCGGACGCACCTGCGTCCTGGCCGAGACGGTCGACCTGACGGGGCCATCGGACACGTGGAGCCACGTCTCCTCGTGTTGGCCGTTCGAGGAGACGAGCGGGACGCGCCACGACAGCGTCGGTGGCGTCCATCTCACCGAACACGAGAGCCCGGGCTACGCGACGGGCGTCCATGGGAACGCGGTCGACCTCGACGCGAACTCGGTCCAGTACCTCGACAACACGACGAAGAGCCTGAACGGGCTGACCAAGTTCTCCGTCTCGCTCTGGTTCGCCGAGGCGGCGACGCCGGCGAGTCGGAACCACCTCTTCGGGACGCCGAACGAGGACGTGTCGCTCCAGGTCCGCGCCGCGGACGACTCCGTCTACTTCCTCTTCGGCGCGAGCATCTACGCCTACACCGGGGCGAACAAGATCACTGGGACGGCCTACCACCACATCGTCGCCGTCTACGACGGTGGGGGCGCGACGAACCCCGACCGGTTGAAGGTCTGGGTCGATGGCGTCGCGGAGTCGCTGACCTTCGTCGGCTCGGTCCCGACCACCATCTCCGCGACGACGGGCCTCTCTGTCGGGAAGGTCACGGGCGACTACTACGTCAAGGGCCAGCTTGATGAGCTGAGCTACTTCGAGGGTTGGGCCCTCAGCGCGGCCGACGTCGCCGCACTCTGGAACGACGGGGCCGGCGCCTTCTATCCGCCGGGGGAGCAGCTACGGAAGGACGTCGGGAGGAGCGCAGCGGAGACGCTCCCGCTGGCCGACTCGTCCGCCCGAGCTCTCACGGCGGCCAGGACCCTGTTGGATGCGGTAGTCCTGACGGACGCGGCAGTCGACGCGCAGAAGACGGGCGCGAAGACGAAGGACCTGACCGAACCTCTGACGCTCACCGCCAGTCCGACCCTCGGGCGCACGGCCGCCAGGACGCTCCCAGAGGCCCTCACGCTTGCGGACCAGACGCGCCGGGACGCTGGCCTCTTCCCCCAGGAAAGCATCTCACTCGCAGCGAGCCCGACCCTCGGGAGGACCGCGGCGAGAACGTTCCCAGAGACGCTCGCGCTCACGGCTCAGGCGCAGCGGGCCACGAGCCGGGCCCTCCAGCAGCCGACCACGCTCGCGGCCTCCCTCCAGGTCGGGAACAAGGTCGACCTGACGGAGGCGCTCGTCCTCTCGCCCGCGCTCTCTCGCGTGGTGAACGCGCAGCGCGTCCTTTCCGAGACGGCCGCGCTCAGCGATCCGGCCGTGGGAGCGACGAAGAACCCGGGCGCGAAGCAGCTGACGGAGACGCTCGCCCTGGCGCACGCGACCTTGAACCTCGCGGGCGTCATCCTCTCCGAGACGGCTCACCTGTCGGACTCTGTAACCCTGCCGGGGCAGCAGGTCTGCGTCGAGACGCTCGTCCTGACTGATGCCGTCACGATCCCGGGCCACTACGACAAGGAACTGACGGAGACGGTGGCCCTGGCGGATCCAGTCCTCGTTCGAGAGCGCGTGCTCGCCGAGGGGATCACTCTGTCGTCCGTGCTCTCCACGTCCGGCTTCCTCGACCTCCCACAGAGCCTCCAGCTCGCGGACTCCGTCGCGAGGCAGAAGGGAGCGGTCCGGAACTTCACGGAGTCGCTGGCGCTCACCGATGCGGCGGTGACGACTGACCTCACGCACCAAGGTTCGTTCTCGAAGACGCTGACTGAGACGCTGGGTGTGGCGGACGCGACGACGCGGTCTCTTGCCGCATCACGCACGCTCGTTGAGAACGCGGGGCTTGCGGACAGCTTCTCGCGGAGCAGCGCGAGGGCGCGGACGCTGACCGAGTCCCCCGTCCTGACGGACCCGCCAGTCACGACGGAACTGTCGCACCAGGGGACCTACCAGAAGGACCTGCCGGAGACGCTCCTCATCACCGACTCGTGGGCCCGGGCGCGCACGGCGGCGAGGACGCTGACTGAGGCCGCGACGCTCAGCGGCGCCGTGCAGAAGGACGAAGCGCGGGCGCGGACTGAGGTGCTGAGCCTCGCGGACTCGAGGACGCTCGGTCGGACCGCGGCACGCACCCTCACCGAGGGACTCGCCCTCGCCGAGGTCATCTCCACGCAGTCCTCGGGGGCTCTGAGCCTGCCGGCCGCTGTGGTGCTGACGGACCAGGTGGTGTTCGGTCGCACGGCCGCGCGGACCTTCACGGAAGGTCTGACGCTGACCGACGCTCGGACGCGGGGTGTCGGCCGGGTCCTCACGCAGTCGCTCGGCGCGGCGGACGCGATCCGCAGGGACGCGGCGCGGATCGTGGCGCAGCCCCTCTCTCTCGCGGACGCGCGCGGGCGCGGCGTCGGCCGGACCCTGGCGCAGCCCCTCACCCTGGCCGACCAGCCGCAGGCCGCGAAGCAGACCGCGGTCGCGCTGCAGGAGTCGCTGGCCCTCGCGGACGGGCTCCGGCGGGACGTCGCGGTCGTGCCCACGGAGGCCCTCGCGCTGGCGGCGACCCCCTCGCGCGGCGTCGCGCGCTCCCTCGCGGACACGGCGCAGCTCGCGGGCCTATTCAACTCCTCGAAGACGGGCGAGGCGAACACCATCGACGTCCTGAACCTCGTGGACTCCGCGCAGCGCTCCGCCTCGCGCACGCTGAGCGAGGCACTAGACCTGGCGGACGTCCACAGTTCGGCCGTGGCGCGGGAGCTGCGGGAGGCGCTGCCGCTCAAGGACCTCGTCGCGCAGCTCGCGGGCGGGGACCGGCTGCAGCTCGCGGAGACGCTCTCGCTGGCCGACGAGATGGTGCCACCCGGGGTCTGGGTCGAGCCCGTGAGCGGCCTCGGCGAGACCTACGGGACAACCTTGGCGGACTCGCAGTACCACACGCACCTGACGGAGGTCTGGGAGGAGTGATGGGCGTCTTTCACCTGAAGTACCGCGACGTCCTCCCCGTGCTGGAGGTGACGCTGCACAAGCCGGACGACACCGTGTACGACCTCACAGGGGCGATCTCGGTCACGCTCCACATCCGGCTCTCAGACGGGGCGACGACGATCTCGCGGGCCATGACGATCTATGACCGGCCGGGGGGCGTCGTACGCTACGCCTGGACCGCGGCCGACTGGACCGCGCTGACCGTGGGGCCGAGCCTGCCGCTCTCGCCCAAGGTCAACGAGCACCGCATGGAGTACGAGGTGGTAGGGCCGGGCGCGGCCCGGCTCACCTTCCCGAACTACGCGTACGATACGCTCCGAGTCATTGGTGACCTGGGACAGACGTGAGGGGAGGGGAAGACATGGGGACGAACCGCTGGCGCTTCGCGTGGGCATGGTCCATCGGGGCCGTGCTAGGCATCACCCTCGTCTTCCAGGGCTGCGCCTCGCTCTCGGGGAGCCAGCCGGTCAAGGTGCTCTGTGTCTCCTGCGAGGTGCTACAGGAGTCGGGTCTGTGCGCTGGCTCTGTGCTACGGAAGGGCATGCCGTACTGCGTCGAGCCAGGGCATCAGCTCTGGGTGGTGAACTACCGCGACGTGGTCGAGCACGGGGCGCCCCCGAAGGTGGAATGCCGATGAAGCGGGCCATGCTCATCCTCGCTCTACTTCTGAGCGCGTGCCACAGCGTGAACTGGATCGATCCGAAGACGCCAGCGCCGCCGCCACCGACCGAGCCGACCCCGGCGCCGACACCGGAAGGGGGGAAGACATGAGGAAGAGACTGACGGTTGGGGCGCTCCTTGCGGTACCACTGCTGATCGCGGCGAGTTGCCCACCGAAGCCGCCCGAGCCACCGAAGTGCCCTGAGACGTGCCCGTCGTGCACCTCGTGCACCGACCCGGGACAGGGCTGCGTGCAGGTTCCGGCGCCAGGACCGACCTGTGAGGTGGACCAGCATCACTCCTGCTGGCACATGCCGGCCGGCAGCTGCTGGGTCTACGCTTGCCCCATCTACAACGAGAGCGGTGGGGTGATCGGGGTGCAGGACGAGACTGACCCGGCGAACTGCCCGCCCAAGCCGCCGCCCTCACCGATCTGCCCGGAGACGTGTCCTACCGGGACAGCCTGCACCGATCCGGCAAAGGGCTGCGTGCCTGTTGAGCCCCCGCCGCCGACGCAGTACCCGGTTCGCTTCCCGATCCCGGACGCCGTCCTGACGCTGAACAACAAGGTGTACGGCCAGGGCTTCGACGCGACCTTGATCGTCAAGGGCGACCGCGCACTCTGCATGTTCCTGCACGGCCAGGCCGTGAACGAGTGCCACTTCGACTCGGCGCTCTGGACGGGTCCGGCGCAGCGCGCCGCGTACGAGATGGACGTCATGGGCGGGGCGCGCGTCGGGATCAAGGGGGTCGGGCCGAGGTGCCAGGTCTGGCAGTACCTCGCCGACTACAAGGTATGGCCCTGCCACGACGACCAGAGCGCGCTCGCCTCATGCGACCACTTCGGGGACACGGTCAACCGGGACGACCCGAAGACCCCGACCTCGGGCGACACGCTCGCGACGCTGAAGGGCTTCGAGGGTACCCCGAAGGAGTGCGGTCTACAGCGCGACGAGTTCGGTCCGAACGCCGGGATCTTCACGATCGCACACGGCAAGGCGCAGGTCCGCGCGTGCCTGCCGCTGAACCAGACGGTCTGTGGGCCATGGCGCCCGTTCAACCACTGAGGGAGGAGGAGACGTATGACAATCGGAATCGGACCCGTCGTGCTCATCTGGATCATCGGACTGGTCCTATGGCTCGTGCCCTGGCCGCCGTCGGCGTCGCGTCTCAGCGAGGTCGGGAAGTGGGTCTTCCTGATCGCGTTCTCGGTCTGGCTCGGCCTGTTTCACTGAGGGCGGGGGGAGATGCAGTCCGGCATTGAGACACTGGTACTGAGGAGGGCGGTCGAGGTTCGACGCTTCTCCGACGCGCGGATCCAAGCCTCGATCGACTCCGCCCTCGCCTCGGTCACGAGCAACTCGGCGATCCTTCAGATCGAGAGGACGCAGGAGGGCTGGAACGCCGCCGTCGCGGCGCGCATCGACGGCCACTGGTCCATCGCAGCGGCCTACACGCGGGACGACTGGGGCGACGCGATGGGGGCCTCCGTCAAGTTCGAGTGGTGAGGTGAGGGGATGGATCCAAAGAAGCACGCGTTCATCTTCGGTGCGCTCGAAGCGCTCGGCGTCGGCTTCGTCGCCGGAGTCTACTCTGTCTGGGCGACCCCGAACGACATCATCCTGAGCAAGGAGGGGCTGGTCGCGGTTGCGACGATCGGGATCAAGGTCGCCGTCGTCTACCTGATCGCCTTCCTCCGCCAGAACATGGCGTTCCGGTCAGTCTGGACGGAGGAGCAGCGCGAGGAGAAGCGGGTCGAGACGGAGGAGCAGCGTCGGGAGAAGATGGGGCTTCCACCGAAGTTCCTGTCCGGAAAGTAGGAGAGTGTGGAGACGCTCGTCATCCAACACGCCGTCTTCTTCCTCTGGCTGTTCGGTCTGACGGGCGGAGCTCTAGTCTTCATGACTATGGCGATGCTCGGGGTGATCCGCAAGAAGTTTGGTGAGATTGAGGTGGTTCAAGGGAAGCACACCGTTCTCCTCGCCGACCTGGACATGCGGATGCAGAAGCAGGAGGGCGAGGTCTGTCACGCGCGCGATGTCTTCCTGAGCGCCGAGGTGAAGCTCGACAAGCTCAGCTTCCGGCTCGCCAGATTCCAGGACAAGCTGTACGAGATCGCGGCGGAGAACACACGGAGTCATTCGGACATCCTGGCGGGGAGATCCAAGCTGGCGGAGAGGGTGGCGGCCCTGGAGGCGAAGGTGGCCGATGCCGAGGAGTAGGCGTCGTCGCGTGAACGACCGCAGGCGGGAGGCCGAGCAGCGGCTCGCCGCGCGCCGGGCGTTCGAGAAGGCGCGCGAGGAGGAGCGGCAGAAGCTGGGTCGCTACGTCAAGGCGGTGCTTCGCAACCGCGCGGGCGAGGTCGTCACCTCGCACGACGGGCGCAAGTACCAAGTGCAGGACGACGGCTCGCTCGTGCGAGTGAGAGAAGAGGAGGGGCTTCGTGAGAAGGTTGCTGTGGATCGGTGACGCGGTGGTCGCGACGGGCTTCGCCCGCTGCACGCACCACATGCTGGAGGAGCTGAGGAAGACGTGGGACGTCCACGTCATCGGGATCAACTACCTGGGGGATCCGCACCCCTGGCCCTACGCGATCTACCCGTGCTGGCCCGGGGGCGACGGCTTCGGCGTCGGCCGCACGCGCGAGCTGGCGAAGAAGCTCAACCCGGACCTCGTCGTCATCCAGAACGACCCATGGAACGTGGCGGAGTACCGCGCAGGCGTCCCGCCGAGGGTGCCCGTCGTCGCCTCGATGCCCGTGGACGGGAGGAACTGCAAGTCAGGGCGCGCGCTCAACGGTCTGGCGCTCGGCATCTTCTGGACGCGCTTCGGCCTGGAGGAGGCACGGGCCGGCGGCTACCTCGGGTCCGCCGAGGTGCTGCCGCTCGGGGTCGACCTCGCGCGCTACCATGCTCGCGACCGCTACGAGTCGCGGCGCACGGCCGGGGTCCCGGATCCACTCATGGGCGCCTTCATCGTCGGGAACGTCAACCGGAACCAGCCCCGGAAGAGGCTCGACCTCACGGTGGAGTACTTCGCGGACTTCGCCCGGCGCGTCGGGGTCGACAAGGTCGCGCTCTACCTCCACGTCGCGCCCACGGGCGAGACGGGCTACGACGTCGCGCAGCTCATGCACTACCACGGCATCTGGGGCCGGCTCATCCTGGGCCAGCCTGAGATCGGCCGGGGCATCGACGAGGAGTTCATGCCGACCGTCTACTCCTGCTTCGACGTCCAGCTCACAACGAGCCAGGGTGAGGGCTGGGGACTGACGACGATGGAGGGCATGGCGTGCGGCGTGCCGCAGATCGTCCCGCAGTGGGCGGCGCTCGCGGAGTGGACGGGTGACGCGGCTAGGCAGATCCCGTGTACCTCGTTCGCAGCCACCCCGGTCCAGACGATCAACGCCATCGGCGGCATCCCCGACAGGGAGCTGACGGTGGAGGCCCTCCGCGCGCTGTACGAGAGCGAGGCCGTGCGGAACGGCTACGTCCGGCGCGGCCTCGAGCTGGTCGCGCGGCCGGAGTACCGCTGGCCGACGATCGCGCGGCGCTTCGCGGCGCTCCTCGACGGCGTCGCCGCCGTGGCCACGGCAGAGGAGGGGGTGGCCTGATGCCGCAGCGCTACCGGCTCGAAGTCAAGATCCAGGGGATGGACGCGGCGCTGGCCGAGCTGCAGCGGCTGGCGAAGCAGTATCTTCTAGCCGCGATGCGCGCCCTCAACCGGCAGGCCGAGTTCGTAATGACGGACTCGAAGCTGCGATACTGCCCCGTCAAGGACGGCCACCTTCGCGGCTCCGGCCACATACAGCCGGACCCCCAGAAGATGCTGGTCGTCCTCGGCTACGGCGGGCCAGCCGGGATCGGCAACGTGGGGAAGACGAACACGAAGGACGTCGGCTACGCCGTCGTGCAGCACGAGACCGAGTGGTACCAGCACAAGGTCGGCGAGTCGGGCTTCCTCCGCAAGCCACTTCAGAAGAAGCTCCCGACGATGGGGGCCGAGGCTGCGGCGGAGGTCCGCCGGGACGTGGGGGTCTCCTGATGGCGCGCTACCTCTCCATCGTGCCGGACAACGAGCCGTACGACCTGCCCCTGGACGACAAGGGACGGGCGCACGTGGTCTTCAGCGTGTCCTGCGAGAAGACCGTCTCCGAGACCTTCGAGGAGGAGGTGGTCGGCGTCCTCGTGGACGAGGGAGTCGGAGAGTGGGGCGTGAACATCTTCTCGTCCTCCGCCGCCGTGCTCCCCGCGGGCGACGGTCCATACCTCGTCGTGAACGCGGTCGGGGGACCCGGCCCACGCTACATCCAGAACTCTCCCGTGCCGGCGTATCAGCGGCCGACGGCGCGGGTCATGGTGCGCGCGAGCACCTACGTCGCCGCTCGGGCCATGGCGAGGGCGGCCTACGACGCGCTTGCCCAGGTCCGGAACCGCACGCTCACACCCGTAGGATAGGAGGAAAACGCACATGCCCGATGCCATGTCGGCCCAGGGGACGCTGATCGCGCGCGCCCCGGCGGCGACCCCGACGCAGTTCACGACGATCGCCGAGCTCCGCAACATCACGCCGCCCCCGCTCACCCGCAAGCCCATCGAGACGTCGAGCCACAACGAGATCGAGGAGTCGTTCGTCGTCGGGATCCGGCGGAAGGGGGAGATGACCTTCCAGATCGGCTTCGTCCCGAGCGGCGCGACGCACGGCCGCGCGAGCGGCCTCGTGAAGGCGTGGGAGGACGGGACGCGGGACATCTACAAGGTGACGTTCCCCGACGGCACGCAGTGGCTGTTCTCGGGCTACGTCTCCAACATCGGACCGTCGGCCCCGCTCGACGACGGCCTCGTGGCGGACATCACGATCCGCCCGACGGGTCTCATGTCCTGGGCGTAGGCAGCGCCCTAGATCGGAAGGGAAGGAGGGAGAGGTGAGCGAAGAGAAGCGGTTCCTGTCGGCGGAGGAGATCCTCGCTGTCGAGGACATCAAGATCGCCGAGGTCGACGTGCCCGAGTGGGGCGGGGTCGTGCGGCTCCGCCCCATGTCGGGCGAGGAGGCGGAGCAGTTCGTCAGTATCGTCTCGAAGGACAAGACCGGCGCGGCGATCAAGGTCGTGGCGATGTGCGCGGTCAAGGAGGACGGCCTCACGCGCCTCTTCACGGAGGAACAGGTCGGGCTGCTCAAGAAGAAGGCCCTGCGCGCGATCATGCGCCTCCAGAAGAAGGCCATGGAGATCAACGGACTCAACGAGGAAGGGCTGGCCGAGACAAAAAACGCCTGAAGCGGGGCGGTATGCGGCGCTTCGCCTACCGCCTCGCCTTGAAACTGGGGTGGAGCAACGTGGACGCGATGCTCCGGAGCATGACGGCCCGCCAGTACCTGGAGTGGCTGGAGTTCGCGCGGGTTGAGCCGTTCGGGGAGGACCGCGCGGACGCTCGCGCGGGCATCATCGCGCGCATCCTGGCGAACATCTACCGCGACCGCGGGGCGCGCCCGACGCCGTACGACCTGGTGGACTGCGTCCCCCACCCGGCCGGGGACGCGTTCGTTGGAGAGGAAGGAGCGGCTGCGCCGGTGAGGCCGCGCCAGGACTGGCGGGAGATGAAGGCGATGGCGATGCTCCTCAGCGGGAGCGGTGGACCGAACGCGGAGTGGAAGGAGTGATCTAAGACCTTGGCCTACTCCATCGGCGACCTCGTTGCCACGCTCAGACTCAACGACCAGCTGACGGGCGCGCTCAACCGCGTCGGGACCTCTCTGCGCTCGGTCGGAACGAACATGGCGATGGCTGGCGCCGGTGTGACCGCGCTCGGGGCGGCGATCGGCGGAGCGATGATCCCAGCCATCAAGAGCGCGGCCGAGTACGAGAAGGCGATGACGAAGATCCGCGCCCTGACGATCGCCAGCTCGCAGGACGTGCAGACGTGGAGCGCTGACATCCTCAAGCTCTCCGGCGAGGTAGGGAAGGCGCCGAAGGAGCTGGCCGACGCGCTCTACTTCGTCGCCTCCTCGGGGCAGGTCGGGGCAACGGGGTTCGAGATCCTCACGGCGGCGGCGAAGATGGCCGCGCTCGGGATGGGCGAGACGGAGGAGATCGCTCGGTCACTCGTGTCGGCAGTGAACGCCTACGGCAAGGAGAACCTGAGCGCGTCACAGGCCGCGGACATCCTCACGCGGTCCGTCATCGAGGGAGGCGCGCAGGCCGACGAGTATGCGAAGGTCCTCGGACGCGTGCTCCCGATCGCCTCGGCCCTCGGGGTCGGGCTCGACGAGGTGGGAGCGTTCATGGCGACGTTCACCCGCCTGGGGGTCAAGGGATCCGAGGCCGCGGTGGCCCTCCGGGGCACGCTCAACGCGCTGGCCGCGCCCGGCAAGCAGGCCTCCGACGCGCTCGCCGAGATCGGCCTGAGCGGCGAGAAGCTCCGGAAGGCGCTCGCCGAGCAGGGACTCGTCGCCGTCCTCGAGCTGCTCATGGAGAGGACGAAGGGCAACGTCGAGACGCTCGACCGCATCATCCCCAACATCCGCGCCCTCACGGGCGTCCTCGGCGTCGCGGGGAAACAGGGCGGTGAGTACGCGCGGATCCTCGGGACGATCAAGGACTCGCACGGGCAGTTCGAGAAGTCGTTCGGTGAGTGGAAGAAGACGACGGCGGGGCAGTGGGAGCAGTTCACGGCTGCGCTCAAGGCCGCGTCTGTCGAGCTGGGGCAGGCGCTCCTGCCGGCAGTCAAGGAGGTGACCCCGCTCCTTCGAAGCATGGCGGCGGAGCTCGGGAGCGCGGCGAAGTGGTTCGCCTCGCTCGACGAGGGGACGCGGAAGTGGGTGGCGGGACTGACACTCCTGGGCGGGCCCGCCCTCATTGCGCTCGGCGGCGTGCTATTCACAGTCGGGCAGATCGCCACGGCGTTCGGGATCCTGGGCCCGGTCCTCATTCCAGCGACGGTCGCCGTGACTGGCTTCCTCGCCGCCTTCAAGGCCACGCGCTGGCTCATGGAGACCGTCCCGCTGCTCCAGAGGTTCGCGACCGTCGTCGTGGACGCCGCGATGAAGGTCACGGGGCTCCAGTTCATCCTCGACATGTGGAACGCGCACCTCGCCAAGGGCAAAGACGCGACGGCCGGCTGGACGGAGGCGGAGCGGGGTGCGCTGGAGCAGTTCAAGCTGCGCCAGAAGATCATCGGGGAGAGCACTCAGGCGGACGCCCTCTTCGTTTCGATGAACCGGTTCAAGGCTGAGACGGTGAAGCAGGTCACCGAGGCGGAGAAGGCGGCCGCTCCCATCACCGATGCGGACATCCTGCGGAAGCTCAAGCAGACCTCCGCGACAGAGACGCTGACGAAGGCGGCCACGCTGTACGGCGAGACCGTCACCGACCCCGCGCTCGCCGCGCGCATCGTGGCCCTTGCCGAGGCGCAGGAGAAGGCGGGGAAGGCCGCGGAGCAGCACGCAGACGAGATGGCCCGGCTCACAGACGAGTTCTCGAAGGTCAACCTCCAGGATCGCGTGGCCGACCTCGCGGAGGTCTTCGCGAAGCTCGGCCTCGGCAAGGTGAACATCCAGGCGCTGCGCGAGGAGCTGCAGAAGCTCGCGGCCGAGGGCGCGAAGATCAGCGACAAGGGCCTCCTCGGGGTCATGCGGGGCGGGCAGATCGAGCTGCCGGAGTTCGACATCGCGGGGCTCAAGCTGCCGGACATAACGGCGGCGTTCAAGGAGCTGGCGGGCGAGACCGTGGTGATGCAGCGCGGCTTCAACGAGATCGCCGCCGCAGGCAAGAGGGCGAAGCTCCCGGTCGATGACATCGAGCACGCGCTCAAGTCGGCGGGAGCGAGCGCCGAGCAGATCAAGGTCGCGCTGGAGAGCACGACGGGTGTCGGCGACGCGCTCGCGGACTCACTCGCGCGGCTCCCCGATATCATCATTGGCGCGATCCAGGGCGGCGGGAAGATCGGTGAGGCCATCGGGGCCGCGATCGGCGCGGACCTCGGAGCGAGCCTCGGGAAGAGCTTGTCGAAGTCGATCGGCGGCAACCTCGGAAAGATCGTCGGCGGGATGGCCGGTCCCGTGGGCTCCCTCCTCGGGTCCCTCGCCGGCAAGGCACTCGACGCGCTCGGGTCTGCCTTCGGCATCGGTGGGGACAAGGTCATCATGAAGGTCAACGACATGCGCGACTCGTTCATCGAGGCGCACGGCGGTTGGCTCGAGCTGCAGAAGGCGCTGGCCGAGGCCACCGATGAGGACCTCCTCCGACAGCTCTTCGACGCGAAGACGGTCGAGCAGTACAACGAGGCGATGGGCAAGATCACGGACACGCTCGGCCTGTGGGACGAGTCGCAGCAGGCGCTCAACGACGCGATCGAGCGCTACGGGCTCACCATCGAGGAGCTGGGACCGAAGTTCGCACAGCAGAAGCTGGACGAGATGGCGGGCGGGCTCCTCCGGGACTATGAGCTGCTCGCGGCGAGCGGCGCGAACATGGTCGCCGTGCTCGACAAGATGGCGCCGAGCATCAACGACTACGTGCAGCAGGCGCTGCGCGCGGGACAGGCGATCCCCGAGGCCATGCGCCCCGTGATCGAGCAGATGATCGAGCAGGGACTGCTCCTCGACGCGAACGGCGAGGCCTATGCTTCGGCGGAGGAGGCGGGGATCACGTTCGCCCAGACCATGAGCGAGCAGTTCGAGACGCTCATCGACAAGATCGACGCGATGGTGGACGCGATCCTTCGACTCTCTGGTATCGAGATCCCGACCGTCACGGTGCCCGTGGACTATGAGGAGGGCGAGGGAGGACGCGCGGAGCGCGGCGAGGGAGCCTATCCCGAGTACGCGCGGGGCGGCATCGTGACCTCGCCCACGTTGGCCTGGGTCGGTGAGCAGGGGCCGGAGGCGATCGTCCCGCTCGACCGCGCGCGGGTCGCGGCGCAGGTCGACGACGAGTTGAAGCTGCTGCTGCGGCAGCTCCTGGCGCGCTCGGACACCATCCATATCCCAGTCAGTCTCGACGGTAAGGTCGCCGCCGAGGCGATGGTCCGGCGCAACCGGGCTGGCCTCTTCCAGCTCAAGTAGAGGGAGCGCACAGCATGGACAGGATGATGGTGGTGAACCGGATCATGGCTCCGGCGACAGTACTGACGGCCTCCGCGTCGGCACCCGCGTCGCCTGTCGCTTGGCTGAAGGACCAGCAGCGACCCAAGTCCTGGCGATCGCCGGTCGGCTGGACGATCGTGGCTGGCGAGAACAACCACCTCGAGTTCCTGCGCCAGCCATCGACCTACGGCGACGCTCTGATCACGCCGGGCACGTACGTCACCGGTGCCGCTCTGGCGACGGAGATCGCTGCACAACTAGCCACGGCTGATCCCGTCCCGACGTATGGCTGCACCTACGACAGCGGGACGCACAAGTTCACGATCACCATCTCCGGGGTTGGCGACCCGTGGGTGAACCTTCTCTTCGGGACCGGCATCGGCAACAAGCACAAGAGCATTCATCCAGACATCGGGTTCGCCAGCGCGGACACAGGTCAAGGAACAAGCCACACGGCGGGAAGTGCTTCCTACCAGAGCAGACACGCGGTCTACGCCGATCTGGGGAGCGCCCTCGGCGTGCTGTCTGGTATCGCCATCAACCACAACTCGGGAGCCACCGGCACGTACGCGCTACAGGGAAGCGCGACGACACTGAGCGGCGCCGGCTACGGGGTCGTGCCGACCATCGAGTCGACGTTGGCAGGAGACGCGAACATCCGTGCTGCATACCTCGCCAACGAGGCGTCGTACCGATACTGGCGCCTGCTGATCAACGATGTGGGGAACGCGCTCGGCTACGCCGAGGTTGGCATCTGGTACGCCGGACCGACGATCGAGATCGCAAGCTTCGGCCCGAACTGGAAGAAGGAGTACGTTCCAGGGAACGAGATCGTCCTCGCTTCATCGGGGGCGCACTTCGTAGACGAGAAGACCACGCGCCCTGCTTGGTCCGGGCTCATCTGGCCCGGGCGCTCCGCCGCCGATCGAGATGCGTTGATGGCTGCGCTAGCGCTCGTACCAGCGGGGGTGGCCTTCTTCTACGAGTTCGACTCGACCGCGCCCACGTCGACCGAGTACGTGATGCTGGAAGGACCGGTGGGATACACCCACGTGGAGGGCGAGTACTCGACGCCCGAGGTCCCTCGGCTCCTCGGAGTGATCTGAAGTGCCCTCCCCGGCCTCCGATGCCATCGCCTCGGATGTCGGCCATGGCACGCTCGGCGTGCGCTACGGCCTGCGTCCCTTCCGTGATCTGCTCGCCGAGACGCGCGGACAGCGTCACCTGTGGGTCGAGCTTCGGCCGAGGATCATCATCACAGGGGTGTGGACACTCTACAGCGGGAGCGTCTACTACATCGACTGCACTCACACCTTCGATGGAGTCAGCCTCCCGATCGTCGGTGTCCAGACGCTGACCGAGACGCTCATGCAGGTCCCGATCGGGGCGAGCATCGATGCTGGGTACTTCACCTACGACAGCGGTCACCTCTGGGTTCACCTCGCGGACGACTCCAACCCGGCAGACACGACCGTGATCGCGGAGTTCGGGATTCACCTCGGGTCGCACGGTGTGTTCCAACCAGTTCTCGGCAGGGATCTCCTGACGAATGGGACGCTGGACGCGTGGACGGGCAGCTCCGTGGATGGGTGGACCTTCGCGGGTAGCGGCGCCACGCTCGACCAAACGGCAGTTGACCCGCTACAGGGCATCTACGCCGCGCGCATGACCTTCGCCTCCGGAGCGTGGGGTTACCTGCTCCAAGACCTCAGCATCAACAGCCTCATCGCCGGCAACGTCTTCCGCCTGAGCGGGGCCTATAGGGTCTCGGGAGTTGGAGCGATCGTCGAAGTCTTCGTCTATGACACGGTCACCTCGTCGGTCCTCCCGGACGGACGCAGCCTGTCCTCGGGCGCGAACTACTCGGCGTTTCAGGAATTGGCAGGGCTCGGGGAGTGGCGGCGTTTCACGTTCGACTTCGTCTGTCCCTCGTGGACGACCGTGCGGATCTATCTACAGGTGTCGGCGGCGGCGGCGTGGACCGGCACCGTGGACTTCGATGACCTCAAGCTCCAGTGGATCCCGCGCTACGCCTACCACGACCCGCGCCTGCTGCCAGGTAGCTTCCCCACCATCGAGGCCGCGCGCAGCGACGCCTTCTGGGGTGACCTCTCTGGATCGCTCGGCGCGCTCGTCCTCGCGAACGGGAACAGCTACTGGAACACGCTCGTGCACGACCCGATAGTGCACCTCGTCGGCTCGCAGCTCGTCGTGCGCGTTGGTGGTCGCTTCCAGCTCGGGGCGGACGAGGTCCTGCTGGAGGATTGCCCTATCATCGCGCTCGCCCGCGTGGGAGCCATGAAGGTCTCCGACGTGGAGATGACTCTCGACCTGGAGGACGACCGCACGTTCCTCCAGAGGCCAATCCCGAAGCGGACGTACAACAACACCGGCGGCAGCATCGACGCGTTCCAGCAGCCCGACCGTGGTCGCGCGCGGGCGCTCCTCTGGGGGACGAAGGAGGGCATTAAGCCGGTTCAGTACGACATCACCTACTACAACAGTAGCCTAGTCCCGACGGGCGTGTTCGAGATCGTCGACTGCACCGACTGGCCCGAGGGGATCATGGACATCCCCTACGTCTACTGGTACGAGGACGACAATGCCGCCGCGAACAGGGACAGCGGAAGGTGGGTGAGACAGAACGGGATCGGGTACGCCGCGATCTCTCCCGATCTAGCAAACGGTCGATTCACCGCCAACTACGATCTACACCCAATCTTCATCACGCACGAGAACAACAAGCTCCACTTCGACACGGGTGGTGTTCCTCCTTACCTGGTGGCTATCCTCACGCCCGGCGTCTACCCGCTGGCGGGGACGACCGCGATCACGAGCCTCGACACACTCATCCAGGCGGCGATGCGTGCGGTGGGCGCGGGCGACGAGACCTGCACGCTGACGCTAACGACGGCCAAGTTCCAGCTCAGCAAGGCCTCGGGAACGCTCAACCTGCGCTGTGCCACGGGCGCGACCGTGCAGATGGGCATCTGGGACGTGCTCGGGTTCGACGCGTCGGTCGATAGGACCGCTGGGAAACCCTACAACGGGGATTCGGTTGTGGTCACTCCGGTTATGCAGCAGATCGTCCGGTGCGACGCCACGGGGTTCAGCGACGACAACGCCGGAACGTACACGGGTGTGATGGGTGGTCAACCCATCGAGAAGTCGCCCGACGTCTCGCACCACCTCCTGCGGACAGTGCTCGGTGTAGCGGCGGCCGCGATCGACGTACCATCCTTCGCCCTCGTGCGTACGACGACGGCTGGTGCGTACCCCGTGAGTCTCTACGTCGGGAGCCAGCAGCCCGCAGCGTCGATCCTTCGGCAGCTGGAGATCGCTGGCAACTTCGACGTGCTCTACAAGGGTGGGATCTGGTACTGCCGCGAGCGGCTGGACGCGGAGTCGTATGCGAGCGCGAGCGCGGGCATCACAGCCGTAGCTGATGATGACATCCTGGAACTCGAGTGGGGCTTCAACCCCGACGACCTCTACGACATCACGCGCGTCGTCTACAACGAGTCCCCGGATGGTGGTCAGCCGGTGCTCGTGAGCCCGAGGTATCCGCCGCCGGCCGGGCGCACACTCACGAGGGAGTTCGTGTCGGGTAGAACCAAGCTAGTTTTCAATCGGCCGCACGACATCACGTTCGTAACGTGCATCCGCGATACGGCCGACGCTACGTCGCGCGCAAACGATCTGGCGTGGGACACGTGCACGCAGCGACGCCGGGCTCGCCTAAAGGTCAAGGGAAAGGTCCTCCTGTTGGCAGTCGGCGAATACCTCACAATCACCTACCGCGGCGAGACCGTCGGTACCAGGATCCTTTCCAAGCGCGACGACTGGTCGCAGTGGGTCAGCGAGCTGGAGTGCATCGAGGTCGTCACGCATCAGGCGCCGGACTGAGTCCGTTCCCCTTCAGCTTCTCCCGAGCAGACCGAGAACCTCGGCCCTCGTCTCGGGCATGTCGCGGAAGACGCCGCGCATCTCGGAGGTCACCATCTCGGACCCGGGCTTGAGGACGCCCCGCGCGGTCATGCAGGAGTGGATCCCATGGACGACGACGGCCACTCCCCGTGCCCCGAGGTGCTGTTCGAGCGCGTCCGCGATCTGCCGCGTCATGCGCTCCTGGATCTGGAAGCGCCGCGCATAGCAGTCCACGAGGCGGGCGAGCTTGGAGAGGCCGACGACGCGTCTCTGGGGGAGGTAGGCGAGGTCCACGGTCCCGGTGAAGGGGAGAAGGTGGTGCTCGCAGAGCGACTGGTAGGCGATACCGCGGAGCGCGACGATCTCGTCGTACCCGTCCGCGTCGAAGGAGCGGGAGAGGATGGCGGCGGGGTCCTCGCCGTAGCCCCGGGTCATGTCGGCCCAGGCCCGCGCGATGCGCTCGGGGGTCTCGACCATGCCGTCCGGGAGGTCGCTGGCGAGGAGAACGCGTAGGGCGCAGGCGAGGTGCTCGGCGATGGTGCCGACTGCGGCGATGGTCACCGCACGCCCCACAGCTTGTGTTGCTGGAGGCTGAGCCGCCAGGGCGGGTTGTGCTTCACGAGGTCGATGCAGTGCGCGAGGTCCCCGGGCTGTACCCCGGCGCTCGTCCAGGCGGGAGAGAGCAGCTTGTACTCGGCGCGGACGCGGGTCCTCGGGATGCCCTGGCCGTGGGCGCGGACGTACTTGACCTCGTCCGCCACGAGCTGCCGGATGGCGTGCTCCGCGACCTTCGGCGACACCGTGATCCAGTCGAAGAGAGTGTAGGAGGAGCGTAGGTCGGGGTCGTAGAGCTTCCCACCGCCGGACTCCAGCGGCAGGCGCTTCGATCCGTTCGTCTCCACGGCAACCTTGAACCGCTCGCGCAGCGCGAGGAGCAGGGAGACGTCGAGCTGCAGCGCCGGCTCGCCCCCCGTCAGGACGACCCAGCCGGCCTCCTCGCCGAAGCCGGGGCCCTCCGTCTCCCAGAGACGCGCAGCCTCGGCGACGAGCTCCTCCCCGCTCATGCGGACCCCGGAGACGAACTCCGTGTCGCAGTCAAAGCCGTGGGACTCGACGCTGCACGTCTGGTTGCAGCCCGCGAAACGGACGAAGACGTTCGTCGTTCCCGCGCGGATGCCCTCGCCCTGGAGGGAGAGGAAGATCTCGTTGAGCTGGTAGTGGGTCAAAGCTCGACCTCCGCGATGCCGTTCTCGGTCTCATGGACGACGGCGCGGACGAGCCGGACCCCGGTCCCCGCGAGGACCTGGGGACCGACGACCTCGAGCAGGTAGCGCCCGACGTTCTCCGCCGTGGGGTTGTAGGGGAGCAGGAAGTACTTCTGGCCATGGACCCAGGTCATGGCCTCGATGGCCTCCTTGTCCTCCTGCCAGAGCAGGAAGCCATGGTCCCACGAGCGCTCGATCCACCCACCGAGCCGGTCCTTGAGGACGCCGAAGTCGAGGACGCGACCGATGCCGTCGAGACCCTCGTCCTCGCGCTCCGCGGTGAGGAGGAGGACGAAGTTGTGCCCGTGGAGGTGGGCGCACTTCCCCTCGTGACCGTGGACGCGGTGCCCGATCGCGAACTGAAGCCGGCGCGTCGCGACGACTCTCATGGACGGCGCTCCTTTCATGGGGACGACGGGGAGAGGCGGGGCGCCGGGGAGGTGGATCCTCACGCCGGGACCCCCCTCCGGCGCCGGTCACCAAATACACCAATCGGTCCACGTCCCCAGAGGTCCAAGGAGCGCCAGGGGGAGAGGGGGGAGGGTCCTCCTGTGGGGGTCCCTCGGGGGACGCTTTCCTGGGGGTTCTGGGGGGGTTCCTGGGGATTCTGGGGGTTCTGCTCCGGCCCCGGGGGGAGGGCGAAGGGGGGGGCCAGGAACCGCGCCAGGGGGTTCGGAGGGAGGGGGCCGACCTTGGCCC